CCCCCCCGCCGCCGATACCGGCAGCGAGGATTGGGTTCAGGCCAGCGGCCTTTAGATCAGCCACATCGCGCTGGCGCTTGGTGGACAGTATGCGCTCTTGGAAATCACGGTTTTTCTGCGCTTCCTTACGGTTAGCGGCATTGGTGAGTACCGTGCCGAGCAGTTCAGCGCCGCCGCCAGCAAGCGTGCCGGCGACAGCAGCCGGATTAGCAGCGCTAACGAGACCGGCTGGGCTTTTTACTGTGTCCTTTATTTTGTCGAATGCGCTCATCAGAAATGATCGATTAGACCAGGCACACCGTAGAGCGGCATGGGCCGAGCGCAGCGCATTGAGAAGTAAGCATCGAATAGGAATTCCGGTTCCTCCGGTGTTGCGATAACACGAGATACCGGTGGTTCATCAACGATGAACGATGCAGACAGGGTAGGTAGTTCCGCAAAGTCTTGAGCGAGATGCCAGACATCAAGGCTGTTAGCAGCAGCTGAGCGGAATGTTCCCGTGATACGGGATGGTTTGTAGCGATATTCGGCATAACGCTCCTGATAGCCAAATACGCCTTCGTCCGTTAAAGGATCGACGTAGATTTCTTTATTCAGGATTTCCTGTTCACCGAGGTGAGCCAGTGAGGGCCAGAAGAAGTCAAAGCGAGTTTGTCGAGAAAACATGCGGTCAAGACCCTGCTGGTAAGTAAGGTCTGCCCGGACGTTAACCAGTCCGATAATTACGCAGTGTTCCGTAAAGGATTTTGAGAAGCCATGGTTGCGAAGCGTCGCAGTACCCACGGCAGAGAGGTTAGCCTGTGGCGTATCGAACAGATCATCGGTAGGCGATGTCTGAGCCACAGGATTTATGTTGATAGGGGATGAGCCGCCGCCCAGATACTCAGGGCGCTGCAGTCGAGCATCCGGCGATGTAACGCCGAAATGTGAGCGGATAACTTCCGTGTAACGTGTGCCGCCGCGCGCGTCACGCTCCAGCATGCGCTGGGTTTGGAATGCCAGGCGAATGTCATTAATGGTGGCTGCTGTTGCATCCGACAGATCGGCTTGCAGGTTAGGCGTGTTCCACGTGACGAAGTCATTAGGGCCGCCAGACTCAAGGTCTTCGAATTCGGCTGTACCGATGCGACCAGTAGAGTCGCCACCAAACAAACGTTTGTTTACTGAGGCTCTGTAGTCGAAGGAGGGTTCACCGGTTCCGGCAGATACAACGGGCGCGAAAGTGCCGAGCGGCAAAGATACAGCCTCTCCCTTTTGAGGCCACGGCAAAGCAGAAGTGAAATAGTCGTGCCGTTTTCCGCGTCTGCGGAGGGTGAAGGTTGATAGCGGATCAGGCCCGTCGTCCTTGACGATCGTAGCACCGTCTTGGAGGTTTTCGTCTTTGAACCATTCATTGAAGACAAGGTTATATGCTCTGTGGTGCAGGCTGTTGAAAGCAGGAAGAGCCACATTAACAGGGAGACCAATGTAGTCGTGAATAGTGTTGGGAACGACAGTCTCCCCCGCTGCAACTTGCGGGACGAGAAAATCGGTGGAGTCGGAGGGTTTGTCCTGTTCGCCATTGAATCGCTGCCAGTTATCCCAGAGCAGCCGGTATGGGACTGCAAAGAAGAAGGTTTCCATAAAGAGATTATCCATTATGGGCTTGATCGGTGTAGCCATGCGACTAAACGCCGTCATTTTGACGTTGAACGTATCGCCTGGCAAAGCCTCGTCAACCAGAATAGGGACGAGGTAACCGGATGAGAATGTGGTTTTGAGACCGTGAGACCGGTCGAATGAAGAACGCGGTATAGAAACGTTGGGAATTTCCGAGAACCGGTGGTTCATTACTGATTTAGCCATGGAGAAGATCCTGTTACGGTTTTTTACGCCGTAACAGGGGTTAAACCGTTACGGGTTAGGTGTCGAGAAACTTTACACCAATTCCGTGCACGATTGGAACATCAAATGTGCGGATTTCAGCGGATTCGTCGTCGTATTCACCGATAGACATCAGTGTGTAGTCTTCGGGATGCTTCCCCCAAGGGTGATTTTTGTCGTTGACGTAGTCGCTAAACTGGCGAATCGCCATTCCATCGGTGGGGTAAAAGAAGGGAGGGATGTGCGCTTTAGCCTGTTGGTCTAAGACGGTAAAGATTTTATGAATCATGAATTTCTCTCTTTAGTTTTCGGAGTTTTAGTTGTTGGGACTTCTCCCGAACTTTCAACCGTTCAGGAGTGTTGTTTTCGGAATGTTCTTTAGCTTTTGCTAAACGTTTTTTCTTTATTTCCTGAAAGTCTTCAGGATTAGATTCGGCGAATTTCGCCTCATAATATTTTGGGACTCGTTGTATTTTTCCTCGATGGACGAGGAAGTCTGACGGGAAGGCATCGCCTTTGTACTCGTCATACCAGTCGGAGCCGATGCCAGGTGATCGCGACATGGTTGTGTATTCGGGCTGTACCTCATATTCCGCACCTGTATCAGTTGTGCGGGTGTAGTGGTTTTTTGCTTCCGAGCCGGTTTGTTTTTTTAGAATGTAGCGCGCGACGTAGGCTGCAGATTCGTAAGTAGCCTCTCCGACGGTGCAAAAGCCTTTGCCCCACGCAGTCGATAATATCGCCGATGTAAATAGTTTTTTGTTGGGATCGTGCAAGCGTAGATCGGGAAAGTTGTACCCGAAGAAGAGCGCGTGATAATGCGGGCGGGCGAGTTGTTCGCCGTATTCGCCGCAGTGGTAATACCGGATTTTTGCGCCTGTAGTTTTCCGTAGGCGTTTCATGAATTTCTGAAAATGGGCTTTGTTCAAAGACCCATCCAGAGGCAAATGCTCGGGAGCGTATGTGAGTGTTATGAAGCAATTGTCGTCGTATAGGGAAGCTTCATGGACGCAACGAAGCGCCCACTCTTTGGAACGGTCGAGCCTACAGCCAATGCATTGGCCGCAGGGCAGGGATACCTGTGTCTTATTGAGCGATTTTGACGCATCAAAGACAATCGAAGGTTTACCGTTCTTGTTTCGAAGTCCCCGATAGGCAAGTAACGGAGAGTAGCAAGCCACCTAGAGACGAAAGCCACCGCGCATCGGACGAGCGCGCATGTTTTTGGCTTTGGATTTCGTGCCTTTTCGAAACGAATTTTTCGAAGACTTTTTGCTCATTTTTTTACGTTTCATTTTTGTAACTCCTGATGTCGTACTTGAAGGTTTTTTGCATCGCCCTTTTGACCTGACTTCGGGTCAACTTTGGCGCGTTAATTTCGCCTGTTTTCGGGTCGAAAAATTTTTTAGTTTTTTGGGACTGAGGTACGTGAGCCATACCGTGGATGGTGTCAGTCCCACCAGTTAAGATCAAGTAAAGCAACTGGTGGCGGCTCTATCCACCCTAAGTGGGAGCCGCATTTTGCTCGCCGGAAGTCTCGCCAGAGGCCTTGGGAGGCTCTGAGGGGTCGCTAGCGACGTTTTCAGAAGTATCCGATACCAAGGTAGCGGTTTCTGCCAAAAGTCCCATACGGGCCATGTCAGGCCGGTTGTCGGGATTTTGGGTGAATTCGAGGAATTTTAATGGATCGTTGTCCATTTCCTTACGGATTTCGGCAGGAAGTCGGGCGAATGCCGCTTCTGCCTGAGCGATATTTTCGAGAGATTCGCGATAGGTTTCGGACGGTGCGAAACCGTAATTTGGTTGGGCAGGATTGAGGTGCTCAATCACGCCTGTTTGTGTGTAGCGTTTCATGATCGCATTCACGTTTACTTCATGCTTGAAACTTTGTTTAGTTTGAGAAGGTTCGGGAAACGAAACGGCGACCCTTTGACGGTCATATTGGGTTCTGTGTTTTGGCTTGCCTGGGACATGAGGACTTATTGCTTTAGCCCGTCCATTGTCCATGGCTGCGCTTTTTGTTTTTTTGTTATTACCGTCTGTTCGGGTCATTGCCGTATACCTTCATTGTTGGTAGCTGAATAATTCCGAGATTATTCAGTTTCTGTTTAGCTTCGCTGGACATACCTTTAAGAATTTCATCGGACGCGCCGCTTAATTCTTTTTTGAGGGCATCGTACGCAGACGAGCCCATTCCGGTTATGTCGTTGATAATTTTTGCACCTGCACCGAATGCGGGCTGTGTCATACCGCGACGAGTGTTCTCTATCGCTTGGCCCGTTGTACGTTGGTCGGTGAGGTTGGAGTTAGACGTTAGATTGCGTGTTTCGGCTTGAATCTTGTCGAGTTCAGCACGAAGCATGATGGATTGTTTAGCGGTGCTGGTAGCACCTGACAGCGGATTGCTGATTGTGGCTTGTG